TTAGATTGTAATTACCTTAGTTCCACTCACCGTTGAACCCAGACTTAAAACGCCTTTAAAATTCTTTGTATTCACCTGACTAGCGGTAATCTGTAAATGTGCCGGTAAAATATCCCATAGCAAACTGTAAAGAAGATCAACAGCCCCATAACGGTCTGAAGTGATTTTAATATCAATTAAACTTTTTTTATCTTCTACCATAACCTCATATCCATCCACTCCGTAAAGTTCGGCCAGACGGTCTTTTAAAAAACCTACCGTAAAAGGAACTACCGTATTATATCTCTGCATGATACGACTTCTTCTGAATTCCAGGCTTTCTCCCTGATAAACAATCCCAAATCTTTTTTCTAAAAGTATAATAGTCGCTTCATCAGCAGTCTGTATATAACAATTATTTCTTACAAAATGAATACAGTCTTCGGCCTCTTTCAGTTCTGTGGCCTCTGTTTCCAGCAATTCATTAAACTCAACTACATTTTGAAACCACTCCGGAAGAAGCATTTTCAGATCAACTGCCATTAACTGTCACCTTCCCTAATATTGGCACCTGCTGCAGCGAAAAATCTTCCTTGCATACCACGTCAGATGCTGCACCGTTTATTAATACTTCAGTTACATTTACCACCTCTGGAATATCAAGAATTGCATAAATTATTCTGGATATATACACAGTAACGGCATATTCTATTTTCTGACTTTTCACCATGGTTCCCCATGACTGTCGGACTGACTGAAGATATTCCTCTATCTTCTTTTCAATCTGGCTTTTATAGGCGAAACTCCCATCAGGTACAGTATTAAGGAACTGAACCGCAAGAGAAATATCTAACTCCGACTCAGTTCCCGTCCCAATCGTAACTGCTGCCCCGATGGGAGCAAGTCCATAACCACTTGCCGATGGCTCTGCTCCCCCTTCTTCTAAAGGACAAATGGTTTCTTGAACCGCATGTATCAGTTCCTCGCCAGCGGGACGAAAATTCCCGTCAAGAATGCTGCACAGAACCGTACCGCCTCCTTTCCATGCCGGATAAACCTGCACTTCTCCTACTCCGTCTATGGCAAGAATCGCATTGCGGTAAGAGGCTATGTTACCTCCAAATGAAGCTACATCAAAAGTAGCCAGATACCGTTCCCGTAAAGAACTATCCTTCTCTTCTTCCGTTCCTGCTAATAAAAGTTCAGTAAGCTCTGCAGAAGTCAGCCCGGTGACATAATCAATTGCTATCAACTGGCCGGTATAATTATTTCCTATTTCTCCGTCAGCTTCACATTTCATTTTATAGGCATAACCAGTCTCTGTCTGCCCAATGAATTCTGTAACCTGATAAGTCAGGTATCCATCACCTGTAAGGGCAGAGAAACGGGATCCAACCGGAACCGTTCTGTTAAATACACCCTTTTTAACTGCATAAGTAGATGTTTTTCTCTCAATCCCCCGCTCAGCCACCAGTAAGTCCAGGAAATTGCCTCCTGCGGTTTCGGCGTAAGCATTCTTTTGTACAGAGTCCAGATCAAGATACAAGCCTTCCAGATACCAGCTTTCCGGTCCAAGAGCGGTCTGAATCATGGATCCCTCTCTCTTATCTATGGTATCGGGTACACGCTTTAGCTGCCTGCTTAATATATTTCCATAAGTTTTATTACTAAAATCAATCAAATTTCCACCTCCTCTGAAAGGGTTCCAAACGCGGTCTTTAACTGAAATCCGCATTTTATTGTACCGGTGTCAGTTATCTCAAAAACAAAGTTATCTACTGATAAAAACCGAGAGTCTACGGAAAATGCCTCTCTGATCCGCCGTTTTAACATACTTGTCACATATTCTGGCGGCTTGCCCACCAATTTTTTTAACTCTCTGCCAAAATTTGAAGAATAGATCTGGTATTCATACCGTTCCACACTCAATATAATATCAGCCGCCTGTTTCATGGCCTCCAGACCTTGTCCCATTTTTTTGATTGTCCCAGTTCCTTTGTCAACCAGATATGTATCCGTAGGATACTCTCTCTTCTCGCCTTCATATAAAAATGCACTTGATGAATCCGGCAATGTTGCCATGTTTTTTCTTCACCTACACTTTCGAAATTACTATGTAGCTCTGACCGGAGTTGGCTTTTAAGTACAAAACCTTATCTCCTGGCTTCAGACCTTTATTAATTACTACAGTTTCTCCCTGAACGGTAACAGCCTTGTATCGTACATTATCTGTCATCACTGCCACCGGTTCCGTAACATTTAACCTTGTCGCCTCTATGCAAAGTGTAAGAGGTGAGGCCGATATAACAGTCGCATAACCAGTATCAAGTAAATCCAGGGCTCTTGTTGTATCAATAATAATGGATTGCAATCTTTCAATTAATTCCACCCAAATATACCTCCTTATCAACAATCCTGGCTTCCAGGTTCATTGTGTGTTCCCCGACGGAAAAAGTGTGCTTTACTTTATCCAAAATTAACAAGTACCTGTTTTTCAGTTCTGGTACATCCTTAAGTTTAAAGTAAGCCATTGCACCCGCTTTTAAATCCGTTGCTCCGCCTACACCGTTTATGGTTATTGTTTTTAATACCCGGTCATAATATGCCATCATAATATTTCCCTGCTCACTGATCTGGGCATCATTTAGATTCTCATCCACTTTAACAAAATTCTGGAGTAATCCCCATTTTTTAATTGTTGTCTGATCTCTAAATATGTAATTGTCTATCTGACCGGTTTCCTTATTTGATTTCACCAGTTTTACCTGATTATACGTATCTGTATCAATATCTGATTTATAGGTGTAATCGGTTATAACGCTTCCATCTCCAATCAGGATATCTGATTTCATATTCTGGGCTTCCCTAAGGCATAGCTTTCCGAAATCATCATAAAATACAAAGGTTTTTCCAGTTTTATATTGAGTTAACATAAGTCCATACTCAATAATATCCAGACATGAAGTATTTTCCTTTGTCAGCTTATCAAACGAGTGTCCGGTATTTTCCAGAACACCCGTATTAAGCTCCATATCCGTTGCAATCTGCTGAATGATTTCCCCAAGCGTTTTATTTATAAAGCTGTAGCTTGCATTGCATTTTAAGTACCGCAGCTGGTCATAGGCCGTAACTGATATCTCTTCCCAGCGGTTTTGCTCAATAACAAAAACAAATCCCTGGAAGATTTCTTTTCCATCAACATAGAATTGAACTCTTGCACCTTCCGTAAGGTTTAGGGATTGGTTTTTAAGTAAAGTAAATGTCAGTGTACCGGCACTTCCGTTTCTGTTGGTTGTATAGGTGACGCTTTCGGTCACAGGGGCATAATCAAATAAGGTGTTGGTTTCAGTATTCAAAACCAGAAGTTTATAACTCATCCGGTCACCTGCAGCTGATCTGCCTTAATCCAGCCACGGCTTCCCCCGATCAGAATTGGATAAGGTCTGGAAGCATCTGGAATAATCCTTGAGACAACAGTAGATAAGTTATTAGCCGTACCAGTCGGCTTATCCCCATAACTGCTGCTGTAGTAGGTGCCATTTGCAATAACGGCGGCTCCTACCCTTAATTCCAAAGCTGGGGATGGGGCTCTTTGTGAATTTTCGGAAGTGGAAGAACTGTCTGTATTGTTATTATTTTGCAGGGGTATTTTTATAGGTGCGTAATTCCGGTATTCTTTGAACTTAATCTTGTAGTATACGTCCCCTGCTTCCCCACCCTTTTCCGTTGTTTCAAAATCTGCAATTACTGCACTGATATTGGTATCATACATCCTGCCTCCGCCTGCATTATACCGGCTTATGACAAGATCACATATTTCCTGATTATCCATGGCATCCTTTATGGCTTCCACATAGTCCCCTGGCTCCATCCAGTCATGTCCGTATATCAACGGATCATCACTGTTTCCCGGGAAATAGGAGTCCCAGGATACCTCCATTAAAGAAGGCAGCCTGGGAACTATAATTTCACCTATATCCAATATGTCGTAGGTTTTATGATCGGCCGGATATGAAATGGTATACTCTTTTGGATTGACAGGGAATTCTATGGTGTCTCCACCAATATCTGCAAAAAATTTATATCTGTTTCGCATAATTCCTCCTAGGTTACTAATACATTGCTGCTGACTGACTGCTGTACTCCAAGTATATTGTTTAGCGCACCCACTATGGAATCTACATCAGATCCGCCTCCGCCATGTACAGTCTGGTTAATGGTCGCATTGGTCTGTGGTACCGTCAGATTGACAAGGGCAACATACTGCCGCTCTGATAAATCTCTGAGAAGCTTAATATTTTCATCAGCAATGTTTACATCCTGATTGATTTTTTCTACGCTGCCCACTTTATCGACACCTGATACATTTCCTATGTTATCCGTCATAGATCCGTAGCCATCTTTATTTCCGTCCAAGGTTCCTGTATATTTACTTATGGTCTCAATAGGATCGAATTTAAAATTATCAATTTTTCCACCTATTTTTTCAAAAAATTCTCCACTAGCTGCTGCTGTTTCCTTTACATCAATGTTATTCATTCTTTCTATTTTAATATCATTTTCGCCTAAGTTTTCTTTTACCCAGGATTTTACCTCATCCCTGAATCCGGAAACTGCAGATGTAAGATCACTATCAAGCATTGCATCTATAACACCTGCAGCTGTTTCTACAATACCAAGAATACCATCAAATACATCTGCAAACATTCGGACTGTCGCGCCTAACGGTTCGTTCCAAACATTTGCAAAAAATTCAGCGAATGAAGCAATGACATTCCAAAGAGCAACAAAAATGTTATATCCAACCGCATAGATGGTTCCAAAAATCTGCCCAACCCAACCGCCTATTTCTTCCATTCCAACGCCTAATTTTTGGGCAGCTATAAAAGCGCTGGCCAGAACGGCTATAAATAACAGTAACGGCCAGTTTGCAACAATCCAGGCCCCTGCTGTAGCCAGTGCTCCTCCAACAGTTGACAATGCTACTGCTATTGCAGCACTATTTATAATAGCAAGCATTACTCCGATAGCTGCAAGTACTGGCAGAATAAATCCCAGATTATCAACTATAAACCCAGCACCAGTCGTCAGCATTCCAATTACTCCTTCCGCTACATCAGCCAGAATATCAATTGCGCCTACAATTCCCCCAAGGGCTTTCTGTACACTATCACTGTTTAAGAATTCATTGATGTTCTCCGTAACCCCGCTTAGTGAATAAGTTGCCGCATTTTTTATTAATTCCCAAGCATTAGTCCATGTCATAGGCACACTCTTAAACTCTTCGTTTATATTATCCGTTGCACCAAGCATGGCATTTTTTACAATGTCTGAGGTGATTTTTCCTTCGGCAGCCAGTTTCCTGACTTCTTTTACAGGTTTTCCCATATAATCGGCAATTGTCTGAATAATATTGGGCGCCGTGCTAGAAACCGCATTAAACTGTTCACTTGTAAGCACTCCGGCTCCCAGTGCCTTGGTTAGTTGTTCAGACGCAGAAGCAGCATCCTGCTGGCTGGCCCCTGCCGACTTTAGCTGCTTATTCATATTTTCTGCAAACGCAACAACTTCGTCGCTGCTGGAAAAGGCATCTCCTGCCCCCATTGCTAAGGCGGTCACTGCATCTACAGTTCCTAGATAGCTCATTCTGGTTCGTTGGGCAGACTGATAAATGAGTTCCTGTATCCGGCTGGTTTCCTCCAGATCATTGCTGGCAGCTCCATTTCCCTCTGCTGAAGCGTTTTCAGAAGGGTGAAAGCTTTTGTTCATTCCATTTACACGGGTATTTGACTGAGACATCTTATCCGATAATCCAATCAGCCCTTTTCCAGCTGTTACACCCAGCGATCCTATTTTTTTAATTGTGTCCTTTAATTTTTTACCAAATTCTACTGACTGTTTTAATCTTATATTGTATTCATCCTGCTCTTCCTCAGCCTTTGTAGTATTTGCAACCACCTTTTTTATGTTTTCATTGATTTCATTCATCCCTTGAATTGCCACAAATTGGGAATCTTCTCCCATTTTCTCAATTGAGGCAGTAATGCGATCTAACTGCATTACTGTCTCACTGCTTGACTGTCTTATATTTCCGATTATTGCACCGGCCGCTCCACCCATGGAACGGCGCATGGTCAATTCAGTTTTTACAGCAGCCTGGCCGATTCGCCCCAATTGCTCCACCGAAGAATTCCCAAGGTCAATGAACCTGGAAAAAGATTCACTGAACTGGTCACTAACTACTAATTCTCCTGTTATCGTTCCCATTGTTCCTCCTCTACTTCTTAGGTCGGCTTTTAATTTCTTTTACCGCCATCTGGAACATTAATATTCTATCGTTTTCCGGAAGCCTGGCAACCTCTCCGGGGAAGCGGCCGTGGTTAACAAACATGTAGTAAGCCAACTGCACGTCCATATCTCCCCCGTTTAAGAGTTTTTTGCTTCTTCAATCTTCTCTCCCATGCTCTTCATGTCATTTAATTCCAGAATTGCATTGGATAAACGGTTATATTCTCCCACGCTCAGCATCTGGGAAGGAACCTCCAGGGGATCTTCAGTTCCGTAATATTTACACATTTCCTGATCGCTGAAATCCGGCTCCTGTACACATGCAAGAATCAGTCTTCTGGTATAAAGAATGCTATCTGTTTTCTCTACCGGAACACCATCAACCTTTGCTGTTTTCCGGCTCATGCGGGCAAGCTTCTCATTTTCCTTCTGGGAAATAGCTTTGATCACAAATGGGACAGGCTTCCCATCTTCTCCTTTAAAACGTTCAGAAATAATTACCTCTTTGGTTACTCCCTCCACTGATGGCTGTAAAAATGCTTTTAATGCACTCATAAAATCCTCCTATTCTCCCAGCTGAACCGGGGTTGAAAATGCGTTTAATACTTCTACGTTAGTAAAGCTGAAAGCAATATCCATTGTTAAAAACTCTGTATCTGCGTCCAGCATGGCAATGGGGAGCTTCTGGAGCTTTACGTTATAAAGAGCTACCGTCTGGCTGCCAATGGAACTGCCTTCATCTTCATTGGTAATCTGAATTGTAAAGTACGGAAGTGCTCCCGTCTTTAAATAAGTTTTCAACATGTTTAAAAATTCAGGTGTGCCATAGTACACCGTGGCAGAACCGGTAAGGGAAACGCCTGAAGTCTTTTTCTGTACCAGATTGGTTCCAACCACCTTAAAATCAGATTCCTGAAACTCTGCATCTGCCTGAATTTTCTTTAATCCGAACATTTCCACATTGCGTCCGTCTATTACTGCAAAGGCTCTTCCGGCCTTTCCGTTTAAAGCATCGCGTTCTAATAAAAAGCTCATAATATACCTCCTCCTAATCCGTCAGGGTTGCTATGATATAAATTTTTTCCACTGCAGCTACCGGCTGAATTGCCAGTGTTATTAAAACTGCATTCAGTGCATTTCCCGCTTCTACGGTCACATCATCAGATTCAAAATTCTGGATTCCTCCATTTGCCTGAATCTCATTTAAATACCCCACAATCCAGGATTTTAATAAGTCCCGGCCCGTAGCGTTGTTCTGGGTCTTCCCAACAAAGTTCTGGGAGAAATTCTTATAAATATCGCTGGTAAGAGTATCAGCAGTCCGAATCACCTGATTTAAGCTGAATGCTTCTCCTTTGTTTGCCGTGTAAGAAGTAAGTGTGTTAATATCTGACACGATCTTAACGGAACCAAATTCTTCAAAAAATACAATCTGCCCTTTGTCCAGCGCTTCATCAACTTCTGCTGATGTCAGACGTGGAGATACATCTGCTGCATTGGGATACTGGGCATAAACCAGTGATTCCGTATATTTTGCTCCTGCCTGCACACCGCCAACCCACCAGGTTGTCTTCTGTGGGGTAAGTGTAGTTCCATCTGAAAGCACTACCCCGTTTTTAACAGAGATGACTGCCTCCGTATCACTTTCAGCACCAGACATAACTGCCTGACACTTCCTTCCTGAATTTTCACGCATCCGTTTAATAAAGGCTGTATACGCTTCCTTAATTGTGCTGTCAGCGCCGTCATAGATAAGAATCTGAAAATTGCGGGATTCCAGGGCAGTTAAAAAGGTGGAGTACTCTGCATTTTTTACTGTACCATCGCTTCCTCCTGTTAAAGAAGTTCCAGCAGAAGCTGCCAGGTTACCGCTGCCTGAAAAAGCAACCCAGTCGTTTCCTTTTAAATCAGAAACAGTCTTTCCTGTCTGAGTATTTTTTACTGATCCTTCTACAATGGTTCGTACTACATAATTTCCTGACTCATCCGGGTTCTGGGTAAGTGAAACGGAAATATCATTACCACGTACACCCTGATATCTTGCAGTAACAGTAAGCTCACCAATAACAGCCGTGGCCTTTGCCGAGCCTTCCCCAGCCGGACGGTAAAGCATAACCTTCGCAGGTCCGCTTGTACGCTCACTTCCTTTAAAAATCTCTCTTAAAAACAATGACTTATCACAAGTTGCAGGGTAACCAATGTATGATGTAAAATCGTCCCCAGCAGTGATTGTCATAAGTTCTCCTTCTGGTCCCCATGATAATGGTTCACAAATTGCTACAATTCCCCTATCCCCTACTTTAACCGACTGCTCCATACTTGATTTTACATTAATGTAAACACCCGGCTGCTTTTTACTTTGAGATGTCCATGTTCCTCCAGCCATTTACTTTTCCTCCTTATTTTCAAAAAATTTATCAAGAATTTCCTTTGCTTCTTCCAGCGTGTACTCCGGTTTTGTAAGAAGCACCTTTGCAAAGTCCGGTTGATATCCGGAAAATTCCTTGCTTGCAAGAAGTGCCTCCCTATTAAATTTTACCGGTTCTCTCACCGTTTTTTTTGTGTCTTTTGCTTTTGACATCTTTGATTCTTTCCCCTTTCTTTTTTGTTTTTTAAGGCAGCGAATAATAATAAAAAAGAGTCTCCTGTGTGGAAACCCTTTTTCATACTACTAATATAGCATGTTGATTTGTCCCTTGATTACCAATCTTAATTTTTTCTTTTATCCAGAAGCCAGTAAAATTTACGGCGCCTGTCATAATATGTATTGTGACTGCAAGGAATTTCCATTATCATTCGCAAATATTCATACGTAATATCTTCCTCTGTCACAGCCTTCAATATATATTTGTAAATGTCCGCATCTGTTTCTATAGCCGTCTGTTCGATCAGCTTACAGTTCTGCTCAAGCATTACCCTTCTGATTGCAAGCTGCTGTGTAACATCCACCGGACTATGAGATGATGGCATGCTGGCAATTCTCACAGATTTAACTGTATCTGTTTTATACTTAAGTTCCTCTCTCCATTCTCCATATTGAAGACACCAAAAATACAATTCCCAGAAACGGTTTTTACTGATTCCGTATTTGCTATAATTTAAAGGTCTGACATTTCCCATTCTTTTATCCTCCCTGATATTTTTGCTTTATTCACAGTCATGTCGCTCATCATTGATATTTGCCAAACTATATTCCAGGCAATCCTTTATGTTCAATACTTTGAACTATTTTAACAAAAAATAAACCACATCTATCTAGACCATTGTTTTATATTGTGTGGCTCATTTGTTAGTTCTGGAGTTCAATAGTTTGAACTATCCGTATCATAACATGATTAGATTCTTCTGTCAATGCAAAAGTTCAATTATTTAAACTTAAAGATTGTTGTATTGAACTTTTATTCAACATATGATATATTATATAGAGAGAGGCGGTTTATATAATGAAAAATGAAAATACTGCTATTCGATTAAAAAAAATTATGGAAGATAAAAATTTGCGTCAGACCGACATATTAAATCTGGCAATTCCTTTTTGCAATATGTATAACGTTAAGATGAATAAATCTGATATCAGCCAATATTGCGCTGGTAAAACAGAACCTAACCAGAAGAAACTGTTTGTACTTGGTAAAGCTCTTAATGTGAGTGAGGCCTGGTTAATGGGTTTTGATGTACCTATGGAAAGAGTGCAGACTCCTGGTTCAAACGAGCATAAAGCCAGTGTTCTTTCCTCTGATAATGAGCTTTTTATTAATTATAATAAGCTTAATAGTGCTAATAAAAGGAAAGTACTTGACTACAGTAAGAATCTTTACCAAATACAGCTCATGGAAGAAGAAAACAATCGCCATCTTCTCACCAATGCAGCTCATGAACGTACTGACATAGAAGTGACTGATGAAATGAGAGAATATGATAACGCTTTTTTTGATGAATAGATAGGATATAGGAAGTCATTTGACTGTTACTCTTAACATACAACCCCCTCCTGGTGAACAGGAGGGGGTTGTATGTTATACCAATCTATAAAGCAATTATCATTCCACCCACGCCCCATCACTACCTACTTTATATCCGTCCGGGGTCGTTGTATTGGTGCACATGGCACCATCATTACCGCAGTAATACCACTTTGATTTCCAATTGATCCAACCGGTAACCATAGTTCCTGATTCATTCATAAAATACCATTTATCATTCTTATATTGCCAACGGCTTCCAGGACCTTCCAGACCCTTCTTCGATTTGCCAAAACTGATTCTTGAAGCATCTTCGGTAGTCACCTGGAAAGCATCTGACTTATTCCATGTTCCCTTGAGGGAGGAATCCGTTACTGCACGGACTTGATAGGAATACTTACCCTCTTTTGTAATATAAGCTGATAAATCATAGTTAGGGTCTTTCGTAATAAATGAGCTGATCAATCCGCTGCCACGGTAAAGTCTTAACTGATATTCATCGGCTTCACTCACCGCATCCCAGCTCACCATCCCGTTTGTTTTATCCCATTTCATCCCATTTACAATAAGATCAATTACATTCAGGCTATGGTTGCCGTTATTGTCATTTAACGCATCAAATATGATATATATCTTCATATCTGTTTCATTCATCAGTCCGCCGATCACGGTTCCTTTGGTTCCGGTAATTTTTATATTTTTTACAGCCCGATTAGAAAAAGTATAATTGCCATCAGTCTTGATCCGAACCACAAGCGTTGGCCGGTCAATATCCTTAAAATCACCATCTGGCTCATCTATATCATATACTTTATCTAAGTGATACATATCGGAATCGGTTGTAACCACCACATCTAAATTACCATCTCCGCTTGCTGCTCCTCCAGCTGATATAATATTCACCGAGACATCATTGATTGTACTGGAAGCCGCCATAGAAGTAAACGGAGCTGCCATAATAAAAAAAGCTGTACCTAAAGTAATCAAAGTCTTACTGCCACAAAACATATCATTCCCTCCTGCATACATTTATTTATAGAAATTTATTTAATTCATACCAACGACACGCGAATGATCCTCCACAGCCGATGTATTTGAATTTCCTGTTTCAATCCTATATCCGTCCCCATCAATCTTATAACCATCAACAACTGTATTTTTCAATACTTCTCCATTTTCGTTGTAATAATGCCACTTTCCATCATAATACTCCCATCCCCGGTTTTTATTCGTACATAGACCATTGTCTGCAAATACATAATCTTTGCTGCCAATTCTTAATGTGGTGTTGAAGACTAAATTTCCCTGATGATCAAAATAAAACCACTTACCATTGCCGGTCTTTAACCAGGTGCTTACTAAATCTTCACCCCCTAATTTACAACGCCATTTGTCATTTTGCTGGTACCACCCCGGATATTTACTTTTATCTTCTGAAATGAAACTTGATTCTGGTATTAGTATACCATTTTCGTCCAAATTTTTTCCATTTACAGTAGTATTTTTTAACATCACTCCGTTCTCATCAAAAAAGTACCATTTGTCATTACAATCCAGCTGCCAGCCAGTTTCTATTTTATTTGTACAGTGACCATCCGTTGCAAAATCGTAGTTTTTACCATCAATTGTGAGAGTGATATCATGAACCATGACCCCCTGCTTATCGAAATAGTACCACAATCCAGTATCAAATAACCAGTCATCCGATACATTCCCTACTACCATTTCTTCATCTTTCAATAACTCGCCTCGATAATACCATTTGTCATTTTGCTGATACCACCCAACCTTCAGACCTGGCCCGTTTGAGACTGAGCGAATCATGTTTTCCGTGTTTAACGCCTTTACCTGTAAATTATTGGATAATATAATACAGGCGGCAATGACGCAGCTCAAAGCCATTTTAAATGTAACCTTATTGGAACCTTTGCTAAATTTTTTGATCATATTTATTCTTTCCTTCATTTGATTATTGGTTTCAAAGTAAATGGGCATCTGGGTATATTCATTCTTATTAAAATAAGATTTGGAAATATTGAGAAGAGTCATTCCATATTCAATGTTTTCATCTTCATTAAGGAGTTCCAGCACACAGGCATCACAGGTACACTCTCTGTAAATCCTCATCTTTTTAACTGCAATCCATGCCAGGGGATTATACCAGTGGATTAATAACGCTATGATACTGAGCAAATTATAAAGTACATCTTTTCTTTTAAAATGAACAAGTTCATGTATAAAAATATGGGATATCTGATTGGAATTACTGATATTAAGAATATACTCTGGGATGTAAATTGTGGGTTTTATAATTCCAGTAATACATGGGCTTTTAATCCGGTCATTTATCACAACTCTGATTTCTTGTTTTATTGATAAATTTGCCTTCCATCTTTGTATCAATGCAAGCGTTTTCCCGTCACCAGTATTGGTTGTGCCTAAGTTTTTACGCCTGAAATTATAGTTGGTAATTAACAAAAAAATGCTAAGCAATACAACTCCGGTCAGCCATATAACGGATGCTATCTGTAAAATGGCGGGGAGAAAGTTATTGTTCTCACTGTTTTCAGAAGCCTCATCCGTCATACTGCTATTCATGTCTGAGAGCGGCTGGTTCATGCCTGCGCTGCCGCTTGTGACAATCTGCTCGGATTGAACCAGCGTGAGATATCTCTGATTTAAGATACTGAATAAATTTGAATCTATATGATCGGACACAGGAATCAACAGCTTGATCAGGATCAAAACCCACAACGCATTTTTAATTCTCACATTCATTTTCTCACCAAACAGCATTATAATTGCCATAACCAGTAAAATAAATATACCAGTTGACAGAGATGACCTTAAAAAGCATAGAAAAACCCTTGTTAAAAACTCCAT